CCCCGGGGGCCCCACAAACCCGCAGTTCATATAAAGCGCAGGTTTTTTATAATTTTTTGTAATATAGAATATTTTTTTGTAATACTTTATACTACTTAGGGTTTACCCTACCGTGTCTTCTGGTACAAAATTGGCTCTTAAAAAGTAAACCTTTATGTTTAATTGCTACTATAAAAATGAAACCTAAAGATTCTATTTGTACTAGAAGACATAGAAGACACCCTTCTTTTATGTTTTTTTTTTTTTTTTTTAAAATAAAATAAAATAAAAGAAAAGACATTTAGACCGTGTCTTCTATGTCTTCTGGTACAAATGGAAAATCGTAAGGCGATTGTCAGAAACTATGTGCATTAATATGGGCGTGAGATATCAATACCAAATAAAAGAAGTTTTAAAAACCTCTAGGGGTTTGATTAGTGGGTTTCGCGTGTTGGTTGTGGTCGAAGACCTGGAACACCACATGGTAGACGTGCCCGCAGAAATTTTTGAGTATGAGACTTTGGTGTACTTCAGGTGCCGGCTAAAGATGTACCAAAAGGTAGATATCCAAAAGTTACCTTTGTCAGTTCAATATAAGATTAGAATGCCGTTAGCGCATTTCCTAGATTTATGGGTCTTAACGGAAAACAATGGCTATTACAGCAAACGAAAAAATACTGACGCTTGATTATTGGAAACGCGCTGACAAACTGGTTGAAGGCGATTTTATTTTTGATAGGAATGGAGACCTGCGTAAGGTTACGTTAATCCAGCACTTTCAATCCAAATGCTATGAGGTACACCTCAGTGATTTGCTGACTGTCAGCGGTAACGCGTCCATGCATTTTTTGTTGGAGACACCCAAGTACAGGAAACGGCTGGCAGAGTACAAGGGCAAGCGCCAGTTTATGCGCCCGTTGGTTTTGGAACCGTTGTCTGGGCTGCTGGATAAGTCACTCAGGCACAAAAATAACGCGCGCACGTTCTCAATCCCTACGTGTGGTGCGCTCAAGCTGCCACACCAGGACCTGCCAGTGCCGCCGTTTGTGTTTGGGTACTGGTATTGGAATAGGTTAAAGCCCAATGTGTTTTCGGCGCACAAGTTAAACGCCGAAGAGGTGCTCGAGAAGTTCCGCAGCCATGGGTATGAGATCATAAAACCAAAGAAACGCGGAGATGGAGCCACGATCTTCAGTGTGTTTCCAACGATTGAGTCACAGTTAGCGCCGTTCATACCCAAAGAGATCCCAAATAACTACCTACTGGGTAGCAAAGAGCAAAGAATCGAGCTGTTAAGTGGGATTATAAACGCAAAAATACGACAATACAAGAAAACAAAAGATATTTTTAGGATTTCTGGGTCAAACTGGCCGGAGATTAGAAAAATTCAGGGGTTGGTAGAGTCATTGGGTAGCAAAACTACCCTAAATTTCTACGAACACTGGAAACACTACACGTTAGGTTTCAGAAACTGTAACCTTCTGTGTAGTCTTCAGGTACCAAAGCGGGTTAGGGTACACCAAGCCAGGCGGTATATCACAAAAATCGAAGATTTACCCATGCAACAATGTGTACACATTGAAACTGACGGGCCGGATGGTTCGTTTTTGGTGGGAGAAGGATTTATCACATGTCGTTAACGGCAAAACAAGAACTTGTGTTAAAGAAGTTCGCAGAACAAAACAAACAATGGCCAAAGGCGCAGCTAGATGCCACCCTTTGGTTGGTGAAGTACAAACTATCCGCGCTCCCGCACCAAAAGGAACCGGAGGACGGCGAGTTTGATACGTTTCTCATGCTGGCCGGCCGCGGTGCAGGTAAGACATGGACGGCGTCTAACTGGATTGGCGAGCGGGCGTGGACTTTTGACAAGACGCGCTGGCTGGTCACAGCGCCAACAACAAACGACATTCGCGCGACGTGCTTCGAGGGTGACTCTGGCCTGCTCAACATCCTGCCACGATCCATCATCAAGGATTACAATAAGTCGCTGCTTGAGATTACACTGATCAATGGCTCACTGATCCAAGGAATACCTGGTTCTGAGCCAGAACGCTATCGTGGTAAGCAATACCATGGGGCCTGGTTTGACGAGCTGTGTGCGTTTGAGTACATCGACGACGCGTATGACCAGGCGCAGTTTACGCTGCGTTTGATGGACCCACGCATCGGGCGGGTGCAGCAAATCATCACGACAACACCCAAGCCGCTCGAGTTGATTGTCGACTTAAACGAGGGTAAGGTGGGCGGCGACGTGTACGTGGCCAACGCCAGCTCGTTTGACAACAAAGCCAACCTATCGGATACGTTCTTCAAACAGCTTGAGAGCTACGAAGGCACAAACCTTGGTCGACAAGAGATTTATGGTGAGATTCTGGACCCGGAAGAGGCGGGCATTATCAAACGCAAACAGTTCCGTATGTGGCCGGCCAACAAGCCAACGCCGACCCTCGAGTATGTGATTGCGTCATACGATCCGGCTACCAGTGAGAAGACGGTCAACGACCCAACGGCGTGCGAGGTGTGGGGCGTGTTTGAGCAAGAGGATGGAGCCACGTCGGTCATCTTGTTGGACGCATGGGACGCGCACCTAGCGTATCCAGAATTACGCCGCAAAGTTATATCGGACTTCAAAGAGGTTGTGTACGGGGCTGACAATACGTTTGCTAAGGGACGTAAGGCTGACTTGTTACTCATGGAAGACAAGTCTGCAGGTATCAGCTTGATCCAAGAGTTACAAGGCGCTGGCGTTCCGGTGCGCGGATACAACCCCGGGCGCGCGGACAAGGTGCAGCGATTGAACATTGTGGCTCCACTGGTTGCTAAGGGTCGGGTGTATGTGCCGGAGGATCCGGAGCATAAAGGTGAGTTTGCGCCCTGGGCCAAACGATTCATCCGTCAGGTGTGTTCGTTCCCTGAAGCCAAGGGGCACGATGACTACGTGGATGCACTGACACAAGCGTTGCGCGTGTTACGTGATTCAGGATGGTTACAACTTGATCCGTTGCCTGCGCGAGATTACTCATACATCGACGACCAACTGGCGCGCAAGTTCTCAAACCCGTATGCGCAATAGGGCGAAACACCCCATCGTTGTGCATTAATAGAATTAGAATATGAACCTAGTAAAATCACCCCACGAGTTGTTGATGGAACAAGCCGGCCTCCCAAGTTATGCGGGCGGTCATTCGGTGTCACCAGAACAGATGAAGGTGGAGCTGATGATCAACGGCCACAAGGTACATCAAAGCGAACTGCCGCACGATCATCCGTTGATACAGCACTTTGCTGGTGGTAAAGAGGTAAGACCACCGATTGATCTAACGCGTCGTTATGATCCGATTAATATTAATTTACAAGAAATGCGGGCAAAACAATTGCCCCCTAGTTCGTTTGAAAAGTTTTCTTCACGTTTAGGTTCTTTGTTGGGTCATGGGTTAACGTTTGGCATACCTGCGTATGACGTGGCAGAACAGTTAAAAAATAATAACATTGGCGGCGCGCGTGAAAGTACGCTCGATGCTGCGATTGGTTTGGCTCCGTTGCCAGTGCAAGCTGGATGGGCTGCGTTAAAGCCAACAGAATTAAATACTGGCGAAGACGAAATGATGAAGCAAATCCATCAAATGCAAGATCAAATGCTCGCAAACAGAAAAGTTAAATAATGGCAAATCCAAAATTACCGATTCAAATGGGGGGCAGCCTGCCGTCTTTAGATGTTAAGCAAGATGAAGACATTGCAGAAGGCCAGCTTCAAGAGCAAGAGATTGCGGAACTTGAAGACTATTTGGGTTTAGATGAAGGTCAAGCTGAGGGTGAGATTATCGAATTGGAAGACGGTTCGGTAGTTGTGAACCTGGAACAAACTAAGGGCCCAAAAGAAAGCCCTGAGTTTTATGCTAACCTTGCGGAAGTATTTGATGAAGGCTCTTTGGATCAATTGGCCCAAAACTATTTGGACTTTATTGATGAAGATAAAGAAGCTAGAAAACAGCGCGATAAGCAATATGAGGAAGGCTTACGCCGCACTGGTTTGGGTAAGTACG